TATCCTTTCTCTTTATCAAAACGACCTTTGATTGTCAAACCAAAGCGATTTGAGTAGATATTACGTGTACGAAGCGCACCACCTTTCTCTCGTGTTTCAACAACTTTACAACTATCAAGTAGAAAATCTTGTTTTGTTTCTAATGCACAGAGAGTTTCATAGGTGAATGGACGATATGATTGTTGTTGTGCATATACAGGTGCAGACAACAACAATACAGCAAGCAGTTGTTTGATCATTCAAATTCTCCTGTCTTGTTCAGTTTAGATGGATCAACCACATATTGCGGAACACATGTGACACCTATAGAAGTGTCACGTGATGCCCTTGCCATTTCACGATATCCTGTGCCAACGTAGATCTGTCCACCAACAACAGCAACTGCCATGATACCCCAGAACACATAATACCAATTAGACTTTACTTGTCCAACTGGTGTGCGGAATGGGCGCTCATATACTGTTTGTCCTTTGTCTGGACTCTCATAGATTTTCATGATTTACAATGCAAAAAGTATTTGTATTCAGCAAGGGGACTGTATGACCATTGTACCACATCACAACCCTTATATTTGTCAACCACAGTAAAATTTGATTGTGGTTGTTGTGGTTCTTTAGTATCTATGGCAACACCAATCATATAAATCAAACTCAATGATGACATACCAAGTACAGCACCAAGGACAACAGCTCTCATATAATCAGTCACCATTCCATTCCTCGTAACGTGTATTGATTTTACCATCATTGAGGAAAATATTCAAGTGCCCCGTGTTACCATTCTCCAGGTAAAATGCCATCCATACATGGTGTCCTTCATCCATCACTTCATAGTGATAGCTCTTGATGTTATCCAGGAGAAATTCATCAGGATTGTACAGTGTTTTATCACCATTCATCGCATCCAGCACCTTTTGGTAGTCCTCTTCTGACACTTTAGCAATCAGGGCATTTTCTGCTTCACGACGTTCTGCCTCTTCAAACATCGCATCAGGGTATGGTTCTTGATTCATCATCAGTTGTTTGATCTTTTGTTTGCCGTATTCCGTGAGTTGTTGTTTATTAGTGCGGAGTTGTTGGATTTCTTCTGGTGTGAGATCTACCCAGGGCATATCATCATTCATCACTTATCACCCATGCTAAATGACGATAAACCATTAAAACTATCGGTAAAGCATTTCCATCCTTCTTCTAGTTGCTTATCCGCCCATCCCCAGGCACCATGCTCCATACCATCAATTTGTGCCGCATCAATCTCTTGTTTGATGAGATGACGTAGCAGTTCAATTTGTTCTTTAGTCATCAGTCCTGTCCGTAGTTTTTGTAGATGGGTGTTACTGAGATTATAGTGTATTGTCCTCGTGCGTCAAGGAAATTAGCTGCTGCTAATGCCATTCTTATTGTATCATGCTTTTGTGTGCAATACTCTTGTGGATCTCTGGCAAAGTTACGTTTGTATGCTACTTGGTAGTATTCTACAGATGATTGATCAAATGATCTGAATTCCTCTCTATTCATACTTTGCTTCCACCTCTTTCACACGCTCCATAAAACTATCATCACCATGATCACCTGAATACAGATAATCAATGTGACGCATAATCTCTGCCATCTTACGCATCTTAGGCAGTTGTTCTTTCAAATACTCAAGCACTTCAGGTTCGTGGTTAGGCTTCCAACCATACTCATCTTCTTTGTCATTATTCCAAATCTCTTCTTCTAACTCATCAGCAAATTGTGCTACCTTGTAGTAATCGTAACCACATCCACCAAAATGTCCGCCGCTCATTGTTGTGCCTCTATGATAGATTTGATTTGTTTGAGATCTTCCAGACGTTCTACATGTTCATCATATTGTTCACAGAAGTCTGCCATACGTTCATCATGTCCTTCATCATCATAGTTTGTCTCTTCACGGATCTCCCATTCAATATCCTGTAGACGACCACGTTGGTCATCAATGAAGTATTCTAGCGTGTCAATCAGGCTCATGAATACTCACTCTCATCAAATGTAAAATAATCACACAGGGCAGACATCACAGCATCTTCAATGTAGCTTTTGACAGCATCTTCGTGCGGACTGTCTGTGTGTTTGTACGCACGACGCCAACCATCACGCACACCTTGCTCAACTGCTTGCTCTATGATACGATAAAATCTAGGTTTCACTCTGCTCAATCTCCATCAGAAGGTAAGTATAGGCATCAATAGATGCTTGGTTGCAATTGTCTTTTTGCATAGAATAAATGTAATACTCAATTGCTTCAGATATCATCTGTTTTTTGAGAGACAGAGATGCTACTACTCCGTTATACTGTTTCATTCTTCCTCCAAATCTTCAGGATCAACAGGGAACATGGAATCATACTCTTCATCAGTTAGAGTAAGATATTGAACGTTAGCATCACGGTGCTCTTCAGCATACACAAACTGATAATAATTGAATGTGTTCCAATCATTAGCAGCATATTCTACCACACCATCAAGCAAGCAAAGGTAATTCATTAGTCTTGTGGATTGTTATGATGTAAAGCGTAATTGAATACTAATGCAATGAATGTTAGAGCAAACCAGGCAGCAAAAAATGTAATCATAGCACCTCCCATTCAGTTTCCCAATGACAATCGTTGCTTACATTTACCCAGAAAAAGTATTTCTGGTTCTCTGATGCTAAGAATAGCATACCATCACCTTTGTCCTGTTCAACAATACAGATCGGATTGTTGTCCATCATGTTAGCGAGACGATTCTTTGCCTTGCTGCTTTTGGGTCTTACTGTTACTCTTTTCATTGAGAATCTCCATCTTGAGTTTGCGAATGCCTGTCACAAAATAGGCAAAGTCTCGGGTCTCTGTGATAGGTTTGGTCTCACCACACACATCACAGGTTGATGTATAAACAGAAGAACAACCTACAGAATACACACCATACTTTTTACCGCAGTCAAAACAGGTGTTGTAAGCATTCTCAAGTTTCTTGATCAATGCTTGCTTTTGGCGAATAGAGGTCATAGCGTCGGTCTGTTTCATTGAAATAATCATACAGCAGCTGGGCGAACCCGTAGTGGGGGCGTGTGCCAGTTTCTAAACTGCCACTGGTCGCCACCGTCCACATAATATCCAGGTCATTCTTGTTCGGTAGTTCCTTCATCACATAGCTCCTTAAGTTCTTTCATTACATCTTCCATCGGTATAGTCTTGACTTTACCAGACAACACATCTTCTGCCATTTCTTGTAAGTGTTCTAGAAAATCTTTTGGTAGTGTGTCATCCTCACCAAGATAAGACCAGAAACAATCACGACATTCTTCATATGGATCATCATAGAACATGAGCGCATAATCTTTCCAGTTACCAGTCATCAAATCAGACCAGTTTTGGAATGAATGTTTCATGCTCTGCCAACCAGTCATCCAACAGTGTAGGATCCAGTAATCAAACCAATTCATTTTGGTTTTTCTATTTGCTGTGCCAGGTACTTCTCTACTGAAGATCATTTTCATCGTCATCCTTGTAGCGATCCCAATCCCAGGTATGCTCAATCAGACCAATATCAAATCCAAACTTATACACCCAGATCATAAATGAGAATACTGATCCACCACCTGATCTTGCTTGGATAAAAGGCCATGATGCATATTCATTCCAACTGACTGATGCTTGAAGGAATGATTTATATTTGAATGCTTGAGGAACATGACGACCAGTATTCAGAAACTGAATATACCAATCATGCCCCATATCATAGCGGTGCTTAACACGTAAGAAGCTCATGTCACTCCTCGCTCATTTGTTCAAGATGTTCTTCAAGTTTATCTAGGATACCATCAAATGAACCAATATGCTCAATATCATTGATCATTTTAGCGATCTGAGTACAAACAATTGGTCGTTCTTGTCTAGCAGCATATGCCAAAGCATTGCGAAGAGATGCTGATGCCTCTTGCAATGAATTGGAAACTGATTCAGATAGTGCCATCAACTTTCCTCACGATAATGTGGTCGTCTTCAATGCTCCATTCTATCATAGTATTGTCTTCCCAACCAAGTTGATCCATCAATGCGTCAGGAATCGGTAACACAAGATCATCGCCCTGCTCCTCTAGAGTAACCGTATAATTTGTATTCTGGTTTGTATCGTTCAATGTATTTTCGGGCATGGTTTTCACACTGGAAATAACAGGTTTTGTTCTCGCTCTTATCTTCTAAGCGAAATGGAAATGTATCCACATATGGAAACAAACTCAGATCAGAAGAATAAACGAGGGAGTCGCTCGTCGTCTTCGTCTTTGCGGATGAACTCTTTGGCGGTGTTGATGTCTTCGTTGACTTCCTCTGCGGTTTGGTCAATGAAGTATTCGTAGGCTTCTTTGATCTCTTGCTCGTGCTGGATGAACTCTTGCTGGAAGGTGTCGTCAAGTTCTCCAGATTCTGCGAGAATTTTTTCGCAGTAGTCACGGATGAGGTTGATGAAGTCTTGCGCTGTGTAGTCGTTGAAGACTGCTTCGTTTGGGTCGTCTTTGTCCCACGAGATTGTGAACGTCCCGTCTTCGTTTTCTTTAACGTCAATCATTTGCCTCCAATGTCTTTTCGTATTCTTTAATGTCTTGTAAGATAGTTTCTGCTAAAGAATACTCACCCTCATTACATGCTTCCATGTATTTGAGGATGAGATCTCTCAACTCTTTATCAATGAGATTGTTCGTAGAGTTGCTCAAGTTCTTGTTCGTCATAATAGTGGATGGGTTCTTCATCTGCTTGTTCTGGATCCAACCACTCAAAGAACTCATCAGCAAATGCTAGAGCATCATCATTACGCTCTTCTGCAATCAGTTGTTGAAAGCGGTCACATGCCCAATCGTAGATTTCGTCACGTTGAGCAGAAAGGCGTTGCACTTCGGTGGTCATAGTTTGTTCAGAGTAAGGGTGTTGTTGAGGTGGTCGTAACTAATGAATTCTACATCACTGGGCAGCGATTCGCACAGTGCCTTCACAAACTCCAACGTGAAGTGTCCCTGATAGCGCCAGAAGCGCCTCCAGTCGTCCGACAGTGCCTCTGCAGTGGTATTTACCTGAACGGTGTACTCACCGCGACTGTAGCGGTTTGGGAGGGGTGCTAGGAGTTCCCTGATGTGACTCACGATCAGGGGGGCAGTAGACTGTGCTTTAGTCTTGGTGTGATACGAACGATAGATCATTTTACGAAAACCTCCTGATGTTCCTCTGAAAGTTGAGCAATCTGTTGCAGATGATAAATGACATGGGCAACATACTCTTTGTCGTCCTCTTCCATGTTATGGTAGTTGAACTCATATGCGTTGTCCCAGTCAATCGTGCCATCAAAGTTTACAGGAGCACCGTAAGGAACATCCTTAGAGTGGTCAAGTGCGTAAGCGTTACCGTTAGCGACAACGTAGAACATGGTGAAAAAAGAGTGAACTACTTAAGTAATTTAGCAGGGGATTGGAGATTTGTCAACGCAGGTAAAGATACCCGCCCGCCCAGTCACAACGCTCAAACATCTCTTCACGAGAAGAAATAGAGAGAACGTTGTAACGCACACCTTTAGCAGGTGCTTTGACTGATGCAGGTTTATAGACATCACCAGTCTTCTTATCAATGAATGCGTGAATAGAATCACGGCGACCATTGATGCACATGAAGACTTTATGATACTTACGACCCTCAGAGTTGAGTTCGTAACCATAACCGTCAGGTGCAGTCTGCTTGAGAGCATCACACAGCATCAGACCATACTTGACGATGTTGAGGTGGATGGTGTTGCGAGCGTCTTGCTCTGCAGCAAACTGGGCGAAGGTGGCGGTCATGGGGTGGTGTCTTTCGCTGATGTAATCAGTATAGGGTAGATCAGAGCAGTTCTAGGACCTCACGTGACAGTTCTTCAACTGGCACATCCTGGTAAGGATCGTAGGCAGAAAGGTCTAGATCATAGGCATCCAGTTGATCCAGGATTTCACGATCAAGCAAAACTTCTTCCATAGTGGTCATTCTACAGTACAATCGGGGTGTGGTTGGGGCAGAGACTTGCAGTATTCTTGTTTAGCAGTCTCTTTGTAATATGCTTTGAACATTTTATCGTCACGTTGGACGAGAAAGATATTGTAAGCAACGATGCCTACAAGTCCAAGAAAAAAATAACGTAGTTTCATGATCAACCAGCGAGGGCAGCAGTGGGGATAGGAACCTCATTCACTACACTAGGAATACGATGATCTTCAGCATAGCATACCCATTTACCATTGGTGAAGAGATACCAATACTCTTCACCATCACACAGATACTCGTTCAGATCAGCATCAAGACGAGGAGGGCAATTCTCACCACGAGCAGAATAATACTCGGGTTGGTTGTTCTCATCCCAACAGGTGCTCATATCACCACCATCAATCAGTTCGGCAGCTTTAGCACGAGTATTGTAATGAGTGGTGAGAATACGACCCAACCATTCGGGATAACCATCCCAATGGTGATACACAGAGAGCACAGAACCATTCTTGAGTTCAATGCCGATACGGGAGCGGGTTGCCATGGGTTTGTTTGAACTGAAGTTAGTATAGGGTGGATTGGAGGGGTCAGGCGGGTTGTTGTGACAGTTCTTGATCTGGATCATTCAACTCCATATCAAGCCAGCACTCTGCCATAGGATGACCCCAGTCATCAATGTCAAAGATCTCGCCAGGCATGTCTTGGATTTCGTCCCACATGAGCGGTGTCCGTTGATTACCTTGTAATTATAGGGTCAATCCAGTTCGCAGAGGGCGTGACCTAGACACTTTGCCAAGTGTCCCTCCAGTTCCGCCTCGTCAACGCCATGGCGCTTACAACTCTCACGAACCACAGAAATGGGAGCACCCCACATCAAATCCATCAAAACTTTAATTTGTTGTGTATCCAAGGTCACTTCCGTGACCACAGAGGGGCAAGAATACGTCATAATCAATGTCCTTGTTGAAATCTACGGATGTCTGATAGACTAATATCAGCAGAATACTCATATGAACGTGGACTTTCTTCTTTTTTCTCCTCCCTCTTGCCATGGATGAGCAGCAGAGCATTCGCTGCCTTCTCTCCAAGGGTTTTGTGATATTCAAGCATATCTACAAGAATATCCTGTAAGTCATGATAAAAATCATCAATACTGATTTCTTCCTCATCCAAGTATTCATGGACAGCATCAGTCAAACGATTTTTACGTTGCCTCGCATAATCTGCTTTCCAATCATAATCAATTTCTGGGCGTCCTTCAACAGTCATGGTGAATTCGTATGGGTTATTGGGATTGAGTTTCATATTTAGACAAATGATAAAACACTGGGGCGCAGTGGTTTTAAAATCTGCATACTAGTATAAGGCGTGGTGAGTTGAATGTCAACCTCTTTGCCAATAGATTTAGAATTGATGGGGGCATAGTATTTTTTCTTCTTGATACTATAGAATCCCCAGATAGAATACACAGGACTATCCTGAGTATATGAGAACGGGAAATGATTACCGATCCATATACTCAAATATCCTGCTTTGAATTGCTGCACAGCATAAGAATAACCTGCAGGAGGTTGATGTGGAAAAGATGCGGGAAGTTCCATCAGCAAGCACCATAGAAAGGATTACCGAGTTGAGGCAGATTAGTGTTATCACCAATCACAGCATAATCATATGCCAGACGCTCACGGATAGCAACAGACTTCTCAACACGATTAAGAAACTTCTTGGAGATCTGATCAACACCCTTCCAAGAGAGAACCTGAAGACACCACTCTTTAGAAATATCACCAAACGGGGTCTTGACGGGGTAGAAAGTGACCGTCATGGTGCCGTCTTTGGACTGCAGCGTGGGGAAGTCGGTCATGGATCTCTCTTGATTACCTTGTAATCATACAGGATGCGGAACCAACGCGGAAGATCTGGTGGACAGTTCCGCGTCTGTCACAATGCCATGAGTTTTTTGTAAAATGGACCTGTAACTTTGAATTCACCTTTGATTTGATTCTGTTGTAAGAACTCTTTATCAAGGTGATGTACAGTCAGATTAGAAGAATCAATCCAATCCTGATATGTCCATGATGCAGAGCGAACATAACGATTGCTCTGAGTCTCGCACTTCTCAGTAATCTGAGCATCTAATACTGCTGCAACATCTTCAAATTTAAACTCAACAGCATATGCCAGTCTACCACTCACAAACAGTGATGCAATGATGGGCAAATTAGCAGCGAGATCTTTGTTGTAACGTGCTCTGGTGTAATCATTGAAGCATCCACCACCATTGGTAGCTTTACCAGTATAATTTTTAGGTTTAACTTCTTTCTCTTCCAGAGTCACCTTATGCTTTGCATCACGACCCAACTTACCAGGAATAGGATCACACCCAGCAACTTCTGCTGTAATGTGTTCACGTAGAGTGGAACTATTGGAGTCGTTAATGTAGATCTCATACAGTTCCTCAAAAAGTTCATCCCTGGTTTCAGTGGGATGTCCAAGGGCACGGTCAACAGATAGTTTTAAGAGTTTTTGTGAAAACATGATCATTCAGTGGGGGCGATGCCTTTGACGAAGATAGAGTCTACCACACGTTGCAGGCGCTTCTCAGTCTGCTGACCGTAGTTGCTGAACACAGGCACGGTAACGAAACCAGTACGCTTGCGATAGAACTGCAGTTGACCTGCAGGAATCTTACCAGATTGTATATCAGCAGCGTCATCCTTGTCAAGTCGGATCACTCGCCCGATAGTCTGTGCCATCTCAATGACAGGGAGATTACGCAGCAGAATGCAGTGAGTCAGACCAGGCACGTTAATACCTTCAGACAGGATGCTATAGTGGAACATGATGAACTTACGATTGGGATCTTTACCCCAAGCATCAAGAGTGTCAAAGAACTCTTGACGACCAACTTTCTGTTTGTTGATGTAAGCACCGTACTTGCTGGTGATATGAAGCACATCGTAACCACGCTCAGCAAACTCCTGCATCACGTTAGTGCTAGACAGCAAACGCCACAGCACACGAGTGTTAGGAGCAGCAACCAGAATCTTTTGAGCAGCAGCATCATCAAGTTGACTGACGATATCTACCAGCACCTCGCGGTCGTTCTCAGCAGCAAGCAGAGATTTGTTACGCTCAATATCAACGACGTGAGCTTGAATGGTAGGAGGAATGATGCTACCGTTAGCAATCAGTTCAGGAGCAGGAACGTTGATCAGTTCCTTACCATACACATCGGTATTGTGCATACTGATGTTACCACCACGATACTTAGGAGTGGCAGTAAAATAGTATGCGTTCTTGGCAGTCAGAGTAGCAGCAGCAACCTCTGTGTAGAAGTCACGACGCACAGAATTGTGTGCCTCATCGTAGTAGATAACATCCACATCAATACCTGCTTCGTTGATACGACGCAGAGAATTGTAGGTGGTGAATATCAGTTGATGAGTATTAGATGCCTTGCAAACACCATCGTGACAACGGATCTCGTTGATCTTGGTGGTGCTGTTGCCCTCAATCTCACCACTGTGAACATGAAGAGTGCAAACATCAACCTTGCCGTTCAGTTCGGCAAAGAACTCTTCATACAACTGAACTGCCAGCAGGATGCGAGGAGCGACCACTACAACGGTCTGAGGGCGGTCTGCTTCCTGCAGGCGACGTAAACAGTCAAGGATCATAGGAAGGGTCTTGCCGCCGCCCGTAGGGCAGGTAACACGACCGACAGAGGCAGACAGCAGGGCGTCAAGGATACGCTGCTGGTGGGGGCGTAGGGTTGGCGTCATGTGGTGCGCTGTTGATGAGAATAATATAGGGCATAATAAAGGGGTCTTGCGACCCCATGTGACAGTTTTTCAATCGTCCACGCGATCAACAGATGCAATATCACATACAGGCACCTCATGTTCATTAGCAATAAGATACCAAGGCATTGTCTGCCCATGATACTCAGGATGTGCCTTGTAATCCTCAGAATACACACGATCACCCAGATACTTCACTTCAGTGTCTGGAATGTTATGTTCACGCAACATCGCTTGAAGCTGAAGATGGATCAGTTCAGGTTGTGTGGGGACTTTCATACAGATTTAACTAACCTGTAGTAGTCTAACTCAACCTCTTTTTTATGTCAATGGTCTTGGGTTCTCTTTATTTGTATAAGAAATAGCACCGCCTGGTGTAATTACTTTTACTTGAATAAAATAATCTTGATCTTCAAAGTATGAGCTTGGTGGGAACCAATCCATTGCTACATCTGTTGCTTTGGTTTCTGTATTAAACTCATAGAAAGTCATATCATTTGCAAATATCTCAGCATGTTCATCCTGTGGAATTTGCTCATCAAGATACCATTGTTTGATAACCTCTCTCTTTTCTTCTGGAAGAGAAAGAAATGTCCTCATGTCAATGTAAAGAACGCTCTTGTTCTTTTCTTTTGCATATCCTGCGATAATTTCATAGAGTCGCAGGGGATTCATTGAT